GCGGTGAAGACCAATGAGCTCAATTGCTTGTATGGTTTATGGTCGGCTTTAGGTTGTAGAGATCCACGCGGGGCAACGGAAAAATTGTGGGTAAATTTTTTTTCACGCGTTGGAGAGCAACCGGATTGTACAGGGGACGAAGAAGGTGGGATGTGCGTGATCAGTGGTGGATCGCGAAAAAGAAAATATACTAGAAAGCGCGGACGTGCTGGACATTTTATCCATTCATATATGACTAAAGAGCTTGAAAAAGATAATAAGTCTTTAAAAAGAAAATTACAACAGTTAGGTATTACAAGGAAAAAACCAAGAAAGATGAAATCTGTATTAGTGGAATATGGTCCCGATCTGCAGGCATATGAGCGGACTGGTCAAAAATACCGTGTTAGCAGGAAACAAGAGGGTCGATGGTGGAGTAGCAAGGGAAAAAGGTGTATTCCCGGTATTCCACATTTGCTTTCGGGTTGTCCTGGGGGATTAAAATGTGTAAGGTCCGGGTGGGGTATAGGTCCGTTCAGTCAAGGAAAATGCGTAGTTGGTGGAGGCAAAAAGAAAAAGACGCGCGGTCGGAGGCGTAAACGCGGGAGAAGAACTAGGAGGAAATAGACTTAGTATCATAAACTATCTCATAAGGTTTAATTGGAGTATATATTGAAAAGAACACTTGTAATAACCAATGTTGCCATTGGTAAGGAGCTATAATAATACTTTTATCTAACTTATATACTATTTCATTGTGATATCGTTTAAGTAACGGTAAAATGGATAACAAAAGTCGCCAATCCAGTATAGTAGCAGAAACAATATCAAAAACAAAAATAATATTAGTATGTGTGTCAAATGTATGCCTTAATTTGGTATCAACTGTATGTAGATCGAATGTATCGTCAAGTTTGATTACTATTGTTGTCATTAATATGTTATATAGAAATTATCTAATCTCTATATAATGAAATCTGAACACAAATATGTATTTACCAGAGTACAGTTGGCAGAGGAGAGAACAATTTTAGCTTTTATAAGAACGGTAGCTATATTTGCAGGTATATATGTGTTAATGCGAAAAAATGTTAAAAATAAATTTATACCTAAATTTGTATTAACAGTTATAAATCTAGTATTATTGTATCGTTTATTCCATCTGAAATTTACAGCACATAAGCGCTATATTCAAATATTTGGTCTTTGTTTAATCGGATGTCTCTCTGTTATCGCATACAGTGACAAACTTTAGTTCTTGTATGCAGCCATTTCATCGGCATATCGCGCCCGATCTTTATTGGCATTTTCCTCGTAAGGCGCTCGCTCTTTTGAACCTAGCTTTTTCCAAGCAGCTCCAAGCTTTTTAGATATTTCAGAGATTACAATATTTTCGCCAGCATCGCGGAGTTCTTGCATGAGCTTAGGGCGATGTACATCGCAGTAATAGAAGTAGGATGACTTAGGGCGGGATGGTTTCTTGGGGTCCCGGCGCTGTTTGAGTTTCTGAGCTGGACCCAGAAATTTATCAGTAAACTCTGCAATTTTATCAACATTGTCTGTTGCAATACAGATACTGGTAATCAGATTTTTATGGGATTCATACCAAAGGTGGTGAAGGGCAGCAGTGTCGTTCTGAAATCGTAGGCTCATGGTTATCTGTAATATATTAATAGCAATAATACTATATCAATTTTTTAATTATTTCTTTATATTAACCTTATTCTTGATCTTGGCTTTTCCCTTCTTCCTTTTTACTACTTTTTTGCCAGATCCCTTTTGTCGTTCTCTGCGATCTAATTTATATTGTTGATATTTTCCGCGGAGTTCATTTAATTCGCACATCCACAAGTTAGCTGGCGTCTGATTCTTCAGTGCCTCCAATTCAATCTTTTTCTTTTCGCATTCAGCTAGTAGTTTGACAATATTTTCTTCCTCAACTTGTTCAATGCGCATAGTTCGCAGATATTTATACTCCGCGTCTTCGTCTACAATATCATAACTCCGCTCTTTCAGCAGATCAATGACCTGTTGAGCTTTTTTGCGCCGCAGATCGATAACATCATCGCATTGCTCCTGAATAAATCTTGCTTTATTGCTTAGTATCATTACCTCTCGCTCAAGTTGTGTAATCAGATAAGCAATACGTTTCGCATATGTCTCCAGACGTACTGGAATATAATCATTAATAATATCAGCAACTGTTTTATATTTCTTCAGTTTCTGTTTTGCATCAAATAGATACATATTAGTAGTGGTTTTGGTAGTGTATAATCTAAACTTCTTTTCCATCTCATTACAACCATATTCTGTTTGTTTAGGTAGTAGTTTGTTCATGGTGCCAGGTACCAACTTAATTTTAAAGTCAACATCTGTATCTGTGGACATGTCAACATAACTTTTAACAATAAATGACTTTTTAGATTTCTTACTATCTTTATTTTCAATCAACGTTTCAAGAAACTCTTTATAATCTTCCGTCCAAGTACCAACTGGCAGTTCCGTAATTCTAAGTTGATCGGTTCCAATAATTTCATATGTACCCTTTATTAGATATCTGTCCTTTTTGACCTTTTCAATGATGGCCGTAAATCCTTCATAATATACAGCAATTTCAGGAAGAGCAGTCCCTTGGAGCTTAGCTTGAATATAATCAATAATATCCAGCGTATTGTGCGATGGAATATCACAACTGAAACCAGTCCCGATACCCTTTGCACCATTAATAGCAATCATTGGCACTGTCGGCACATAATAATCGGGCTCCACGGGAAATCCATCATCATCTTGATAGTTCAAAACCGCATTATCATCTGGGTTATAGATATGTTTGGTGAGCGGATTAAGATGAGTAAAGATATACCTTTCACTCGCCGAATCCTTACCACCTTTAATTCTAGTACCAAACTGACCTTTTGGCATCAATGTATTAATATTATTGCTACCTACGAACTCCTGTGCAGCTCCAATGATGGTCCCTACTAAACTTTGTTCACCGTGGTGATAAGCTGCATGTTCAGAGGTATAACCTGCCAATTGAGCGACCTTAATTTCTTTCACCAGGTTGCGCTTGAAACAGGCATATAGAACCTTTCTCTGACTAATTTTATTACCATCCACCAAGTTGGGAATAGATCTATCACAATCATACTTTGAAAAGTGAACCAATTCACAATCTACATAATCTTTGTATGAAATCTCCTTTTCATGAATATCCAGAATAATATCTTGGTCATATTCTCTTAACCAGTCTTTTCTATCATCGGCTCGTTTCTTATTAAATGCTTTATCTACTGCATCCGTGCATCCATGACCACTATGTTTAAATGTCACAATTCGCTTATTCGCAAAATATTCCTTGAATTCTTTTGCAGTTGATGTACCAAGTCCCTTAAAATATTTAATCGTCCATCCCTTACCGTTGTTATTTGCCTGCTTCCACAATTTATATTCTTGATCCGTATAAAAGCTCTTCGTCGTCGTTCCTTTCTTAGCCTTGATAATAGGTGTGTTCATAAATCCAAGAAATGCATCCAACTTTAGTAGTTCCGGCCATTGAGCGTTAAACAAATTAATACCCAATCCCTTGATGTGAGCACCATCCAGATCTTGGTCAGTCATAAACATTACTGAACCATATCGCAACTGTTTTTCTACCTCTTCTTTTGTCGTATATTTATAACCAGATTTAAGTCCCAAAATTTTCTTAATCGCGGCGATCTCCGCGTTGCTATTAAGTTTGGCATGTGACATATCACTCGCATTCATAAGTTTACCCCGCAATGGGAAAACGCCATACCGGTTTCGATCTTCCTTAGATAAGCCTGACATAACGCCAGCTTTTGCCGAATCTCCCTCGGTCAAAATCAAAACACATTCTTTTGAACGTCTTGTTCCTGCATAATTCGCATCAGACAATTTTGGAATTCCTCTAACTGAACTTGTTTTTGCGCCGTCTGTTTTGCGAGCCGACGCATTATTCGCCTTAACTTGCGTAAGACTAATTGCCGCATCCATCACTCCCAATCTCTTCGCAATTCCTTCAATAAATTTGTCACTTACGTCACACTTGGAGCCAAAACGCGACGATGGTGTGTTCAAATAATTTTTTGTCTGACTATCAAAAGATGGATTTTCAATGACCACATTTAGGAATAGGATCAATTGTTCTTTAATGGACACAGGTGTCACTTTAATTTTCTTTTTCTGGAAAATATATGCGGATACTTTCCTAATTATATGATTCATCAAATAATCAACATGTTTTCCGCCCTTCTGGGTATAAACCCCGTTCACAAATGAGACTTGGGCAAATTCGCCCGTAGGTGAGCAGGCTACGCCAAATTCCCATCTACCATCCTTTTCATATACGCGGCGTGTAGACGCCTTGTTTCCAATATAAAGACTCATGTAATCTTCAAATGTCCGGATAGGAATCATCTGATTATTAAACCTTACTTTTACTGATTTTTCAGTAACTGCGGCAATATCATACGATCTCTTTTTCAAAATGTTGAATATATCATCCGTGATACCCTCCACACCAAACCGTTCAAAATCCAGCTTGAATGTGACTTTGGTATAAGGTTTAGATTTACTTTTTGTAATTTTAGGTTTCCCGATAACAGATAGATTATCACTGAAAGTCTGTACATATTTTAGTTTGCGACGGTGGTCCACCGTTTCAATCCTACCTTCTTTTGAAAATATAAGAACGAGTTTAAATCCAAAGCCGTTTTTACCACCAACGATCCTCTTTTCTTTTTTATTATAATTCGTGGAAGTCATTAAATGACCAAAGATCATTTCAGGGATATACATTTTATGTACTGGATGTTTGGCGATATCAATGCCATCGCCGTCATTTAACATCGTGATTTCTCCTGTTTCCTTATTTATATTGATATCAATGAGAGTTACGGGTTGTGCGTCTTTCGCCCCTTTTTGTATTTTACCGTTCATGCGAATTTGATGATCCCTACAATTAACAACGCCTTCATCAAAGCATTTATATAATCCGGGGATAAAACTAAATGTCTTTTTTTCCATTTTGTCACCAGTCATTGTCCAGTCATTCACATCATCTGCTTCAATGCCGCCGATATAAGTATCCGGGGTATCCAAGATGTGTTGTCGCTGTTTTTTCAACTGATATTGCTTGGTGAGGTCTTCTTTTGAACTAGCCATTGTGTGAATGTACTTTATTTATCTATCTTTAAACGTTTTCAATTTTTAATTTCTCATTATTATTTAAATGACGCGAAACACCTTCGATCACCAGGGATATAAGAGTAGAACGAGAATTAAAAAAAATAATAACACTCGCAGATCAAGAAAACATATTGTCAAGATGAAAACGAAGCTGAAGCCAAATAAACAACATCTAAAAGATACGAAGAAAGATATTGAGCTAAGCAAGAAATTATTTCAAAATATGATAATTGAACAATCACGTACAAAAGGACCTACGTATAATAATGCAATGAAATTGCTTACGTTGGGAAATACGGCGCTTAAAAAGGGTGATTATGGGAAAGCGATATTGTATAACACGATGGCATCTGCGTATTTTCTTTCGTTTAATCCTTCGGCACCTCCAGTCATTGAGCGTGGAAGATTAGGAGAACCTAGAACAGGGTTGCATGCTGTTGTAGATCCCGATACAATGGTAAAATATGGAACCATGCCGCCAATAGTTAAATTACGTACATTAAATAGGAGGGAAAAAAGACGTACAGCTAGAAAGGGGAGAGGACACCGTAGGCGTAAAAGGAGAACAAAAAGGCGCTAGTTTAATAGCCAAACCATTCTAAAATCCAATCATACCACCCTTGTATTCCTTCTCTTTTTAATATATTCCGCCGCCTTGCGTACGCTTCGTTTAATAATCTCTCCAAATGCCATATTTCATCTTTAACAATCGTTAGTTTATCTTGAACTACAACATATGCCATTTATATATTATAATGATTATTTAGCTAAAACTTTCTACAACTTTTTTTCTCACTAAGTTATATAATGAAGAAGCACATGAAGGGATCAGACGGTAAATACCATATTAATGGTATGGTGTTCGAAATTCTTATCGGATCGCGCGCACAGGTCCACCACGGGACTGCGTACAAAACTTCCGGAGGTCTTAAGAAAAAGGATCTTAAGAAAAACAAACATGGGAAAATCGTGTCTCGCGCCAAGAGTTCCAAGGGAGCACAAATGCTTAAGAGACTTACTGACAAGGGTTACCATACCCGCAAAGGACAATTCGGATATGTCAAGAAAGACGGCAAAGGGCACCGCAAGCGCAAGGGACGCGGAACGCGTAAACGTAAGCACTCGCGCAAAGTGCACGCTATTCGTGGTGTGAGATGGGAGGACCGTGCTTTCGGAACAGGCAGATTTGCCCGCAAGCCTAGCTACAAAAAGCGCTCGCGCCGCCGCAGACGTTAGATTAATTATATAAATATATATTAATGCCAACAAAAAGACGCCGAACAGGAAGAAGGAGAACTCGTCGTAAATGTGGGGGGAAGAGTCGTCGTAAGATCGGTGGTAAACGACGGAGACGTGCTGGGAAATCAGGTACGAGAAAACGCCGCGGGGGTTTTTTTTACAAGAAGTGTTTTGTAAATTCCCAATGCAAAAAAGGACAGATTTGTGATCATGTATGGGTACCATTTGGAATCCGATATGGCGTTGGTAATGGGACCTGTGCCAATGAGAGCTAATTTTAATGTATTTAATCATAAATAAATACATTAAGTTATCCAGTAATCATTTAGGATTCTTTTTCGTTTGATATATTCCGTTGGTATCAATTTCCTAATATACCTTTCAAATTCGTGCTTATTAATGACACGGAACCCAAACTTACTTTTACAACGACTACAGTAGTCTGTATAGATTGTATCCATACTCTTTTCATAACATTCTGGAGAGAATTTATAGGTTATTTTAAGGTCATCTAAAATAGTAGTTATCTCCTTTCTCTTATCCCATAATTTACATTTGAAATTTTGCAAATATTTTCCATTATCAAGCCCTACATCATAAAAATGTTCAAGAATTGCTATGAAACCTGACTCGTTTATTAAATCATTTTTTGAATTCCAGATTAGCCATGACTTATAAATATCATATAGATCATCAACCTCTATTTCATCGCCTTCAGATGAAATCATGTTTTCGGTCCAAAACTTTCTTAAATAAACACTACTGTTGAGATGTTTACTTGTAACTCCAGTATACACCTCGCGCCCCGCGTCGTAGGAAAGAGTATTTGATAGAACTGTATTTAGTTTGGAGAGAAAAATGACGGATGGTATTTCACAATCGACTAAAAAGCGCTTCCATAAATAATGTATTTCCTTCTGTGTTATTATAGCATCTGCATTATTTACAATTTCCAAATTCTGTATTTTAAATTGTTCAATAATATCTTGTTCTGTGTTTTGCTTTAAAAATAAAATTTTATTTATTTGTTCTGTTGGCGTCAGTGTTTGAATATAATTGTCTGAACTCTCAAATCTATTGGAATAATGTACTGCCACTGCCAAAATGTCTAAAATATGATATTTTATAAAGGTATTCCAACAATTTTTATTTGAAACCGCGGGATTAAAGGATATGATCCTACAATTACTATAGGGATGATCGTACCATGCATATTTAAATGTTGTATCAATATGATATTTATTTTTAAAGTAACTAAATAAGTTGTCAGATAGAGCTGTAATAAAGTCTTTAGATTTGATATCCAGTAAATGAATTTTGCTCTGAGACTTTTTTTGGATATTGTCACCAATAACCGATAAAAAATATTTAGCCTCCTCTTTTGTCTTAAATAATAATGGCGTCATATGAGACAATACCTGCTGTATTGTGTATGATTCGGGAATAGTATGGAACATATTTGTATCTTTTATCTTTTTAACTATCATATTTTTGATTTTATGTTTCCAATCATGTAGCGATTTCTCTTCAGTCAAACCAGTTAATATCTCGTGTAGTATTTCACTCTCATTTACTAATTTAAATTGTTTACCATCGTATTCTATAAAAATATCTGACTTTCCAATATACATAAATTTCCTTTCAGAATTTATTAAAAATTCATTTATAAATGCATCGGCGCCCGCTTCCAAATCTTTTATTCTTTCTATTCTTGAAATACACCCATCTAACTTATATGGCAGCTCTTTCTTAACAAACTCTACGATCTTCGGATGTAAGTGTTCGGGATATTTATCATAAACATCCCTCAAAAAGTTTGTACAAGTTTCGTAACAAAACTCGGGATTAGACATTATATACATACCCAATATAGGATTTAAGTATTTATATAATCAATTGTTGAACCACCGGTGATTTAATATTTCATCCACCGGAATGCGTTTTTTTGGATCTATTATTAACATTTTTTCCAGCAGATCAAAGGCATCTTCTGACATTAAATGTTTACATTGGTTATGTTTTTTTGTTGGAAATTTAAAGGAGGATTTTGTTACTGCAATTTGCCCATATTCCAATCCTCTGTGATTAAATGCACTTGTTGCTGTTAATAATATCCATAAACATACGCCCAGATTCCATACATCCGACGATGGTGAATAGTCACCCCTAAATATTTCATACGGTGAATAACCACGCGTTCCTACTACACAAGACACAGAACCATGTGTACGAGCTGCGTGGACGGAAGCGAAATCAATTAAGGTCAAATGGTAATCTGAACTTGGGCGCAAAATAAAGTTTTCTAATTTTATATCTAGATGAACGAAACCAAGGCTGTGTAATTTACAAGTTATAATAACCATATTTTTGAATATTTTTTTTACTATATTTTCATCTAATAATTTTTTACCCTTAACAGCTGATATGAACCAATCAAATAAATCTGAACCAGGGATGTATTCTGTTATAATATTATATTGCGCATTATCCCCACTTATTGTTTCTATTAATTGGGGAAAATAAGGTGATTTTGGAATCTTTTTCAATACAATTACTTCGCGCCTACCCTTAACATCTAATTTTTCTGTTAAACATTTACAGGTATAATAATTATATGTATTATTATCCATTACTTTATAAACAACGGATGTCCCTCCTGTACCCAATTCTTTTATAATTGTATATTTATCCAGTAACTTTGGGGCACTTTTACACATTTTCTTTTTTTTCTGGAATCCACGCGTTATTAGTCTCAACATTATTCGTTAAATATATATATATATTCGTGATATTTAAATGCTTAATCATGATTTATCAAGTTTTTGAACGCGCATAAGTATTTAAAGATTGACTCGTTAGAATTATTATATTATGAGTAGTAATTCTGGTAGTTCTCATGTTCTTGAAATTAAAACTGTACAAATAGCGCCTTTTAGAACTCTAATGACAGCATTAAAAGATATTTTGTTGGAGACAAATATCACATTTAAAAAAGATGGTATTAGAATTGTGAATATGGATAAATCGCATACTATTCTTGCTCATTTATTTCTAGATGCGGATAAATTTGAACATTATTACTGTGAATTTCCGAAAATTGTGATCGGCGTGAACATGTTTCACCTATTCAAGTTGATTAATACGATTGATAATGACGATACATTGACAATATATATCGAAAGAAGTGAATATAGTGATGGAATTGTTGATCATCTTGGATTGAAATTTGAAAATGGTGACATCAAACAATGTAAAAATCAGAAACTCAAACTCATTGAGCCTGAAGAAGAAGAGTTAGATGTACCAGATGTTGAGTTCTCATCAATCATTAATCTCCCGTCATCAGATTTCCAGAAAATAATCAGGGATCTCTCCAATCTGAGCGATAGACTAGAGATTAAATCTGTCGGCAACGAGCTTATCTTTAGATGCAAGGGTCCTTTTGCAACATGTGAGATTAATCGCTGCGAAACCGACTCAGTTACAGAATTTAGTAAGCATCCGCCTAAAAGTCAGATTATTCAAGGAGAATTTTCATTGAAAAATCTTGGTTATTTTATAAAATGCACAAATTTATGCAATTCTATTGAGATGTATCTAGAAAATGACTTACCGCTTATAGTTAAATATTCTGTTGCCTCGCTGGGTACTATCAAATTGTGTTTGGCGCCTCTGCCCGCACTCTAACGTCTTCTGCGCCGCCGATGTGTTCTCCGACGATGACTTTTCTTATGTCTTTTGGATTTCTTCTTGCGTTTACCACCCGCCATACTTTTTCCGAATAAACTGAATCCACCGACTTTCCTTCGCCCCCGTCTCTTCTTCTTGCGCGCCGT